AGGCCGGTCGTCGTGGCCCCGGTGCCGATCCCATAGGTTGCAGTTGCTGTGGCGGTGCCGATTGTGGCCGCCGCGGCGGAAATTGTGACTGTTCCCGACGCCGTCAAAGTTCCAGTAAAGATCTTATTGCCGGTGAAGGTCTGGGTGCCCGCGAGGATCGCCAACTCGCTGGTGGTGTTCGGCAGGGTAAAGGTCCTGGTCGTGCCGGTGCTGGTGCCCGACAATTCGAACACCGCCTTCTTAGTTGAATCGGCGTCGTCGGTCAGCGTGAACGCTGTATCGGCCACGCCCGCGGCCAGCAGCGCCCCGATCAAAGACACCCACGATCCTGCGCTGAAGATCAAAGAGGACAGCGCCGCCTCATTCCAGGCAAGCCAGCCGTCCCTTGGCGCATAAAACACCCACGCCCCGTCCTGCCAAGCGGCGATCTGGGTGGCACGGCCTGCCCAGAGGCCAGTGGGTGCCGGGCCGATGATCCAGCGCTGGCCATCGGCGGGTGAACCCGGCGGGGCAGACAGGGCAGCACTTTTGACCGCGATCTGCACCAGCACATCGAGAAACCGCAGGCTCTCGTTCACCGTGACATGTTTCTGCGATTGGCTGGCCCCGAGGTAGGGCAGCGCAAGGTTCGTGGATTGGCTCATGCCAATACCTCCAAGGATCGGTGGAAAGGGGTCAGACGAGGGCTTCAGCGGCGGCACCGCGGCCCAGTGCGCCGATCTGATAGACGCGGAAACGCAGACTGGTGACCGGCCCGCCGAAATCCGCCGTCATCATCGGTGTGGTGTAGAGGAAAGAATGGGTCGCAAGGCCCGACACCGTCCGCACCACTGCCACGCCGTTCAAGATTTCCAGATCGTAGGCCTCGGTGGCCTCACCCAGCGGCACCTCGACCAAAACCCAACTGTCGCCGCTGCTTGCGCGGGTGCGCCGCAGCCATGTCAGCAACAGATCACCACCCGGCTGTGGCATCCCGCGCAACTGCACTGGGCTGAAGGGGCGCAGCCCGCGCCCGGAGGGCGTGAAAGCCAGTTGCAGGTTCAGCGGGTCGGCTGCAGCGACGGTTGACGGACCGATGCGCCAGTTAGCGGGCAGACCGACATCGCTCTCAGTGATGGCAATCGGGGTGACAGCGGCATTCAGCACCACCACACTCGCACCGGCAGGGGCCGGATTGGCAATCGAACTTTCGGTGCCAAACTGGCCGCGCAGCAGATGGGTCAGCTTCCAGCGCCCGGGGCTTTGCAGCGCGGCCGTGCCGAACTGGACGATTTCCCAGACGCCGGGTGCGGTCTCGATGGCGAGGGGATTGCCACCGGCCAGCAGCGCCTCGTCGTCCAGGCTGGCAAAAGTGCCGGAGGCCATATCGATCCAAAGCTCGTTCCCATCATCAAACCGCCAGACCGGCCCCGAATAGAAGTCAAACGCCAGCGTGCCAAACCGGGCTGGCTGACCGACCGTGCCTAGCGCCGTGAATCCATCAGTCGACGGGCTGCGCCAGATCAGCGCCGATCCATACCAGGGGGCGGCAAACACCGCGGCATAGGGGCGGTGGGCCGGGATATCGTCGGCCAGTTGCGGCAGGTTCATCAGGATTGCCGCCGGGGGGCCGTACACCGTCGGGGTGATATAGGCGGGCGTACGTTCTGGCCCCGGTGGCAGATCATAGAGCGTCTGATCGGTGCGCTTGGCCTCGATCCGCCGCGCGCCACCATCGGTGATCCGGGCCAATACATAGTCCGGTGTCCGGCCATCGTGTTCCAGGCGAATTACGTCGGTGGGGTCCAGCGCCAGACGGGACGGCGGCAGGGCGAAAGCCGCATCCTCCCGGCCGACCCACTCCTCATAAAGGGCCCGGCGGGCGGCCCGGTCCGCCAGGGCGGCGGGATAAACGATCGGGAATTGCTCAGTGCGGACCCGGGCGGTGTCGACCGTGATCCGCCGGGCCTCGACGGACAGCGCCCCATAATCTTCGTCCGGCATCAGCAGCCGCCATTTGAGGGCCCGCGGCAGTTCGGTTTCCTGCGCCCGGGTGAAGCTGATGTCCTCGGCATTGCGGTCGGTGATCACCAGCGTGTCGGCGGCGATCTGGGCCACGGCGGCGCGCCCGCGGGGCACGAAACGCAATTGGCCACCGGTTTCCACCACATCGAACCCATAGAACTGCGCCAACGGGGCAATCGATGCCCGGGCGCTCTCTATTGCGGTGATCGCATAGCCTGGCACCGTAGCGGCTAACTGGCTGACATCGATCAGGTCCAGCGGCACGCTGCCGGTGCGGCACAGCTCGCGGACCAGTTCCGCCAACCCGCAGCCGCCGATCCGGCCCGTCAGCCAATGGCCGAGGCGATAGTTGTCGATGTCGGACCAGACATCGGATCGGACCGGGAAAGCGGGATAGGGCCGGGCATCCCATGTCCAGATGGCAATCTCGGCACTATCGATCATCCGGCCCGCATAGAGCCCCGATGCCGGGTTCTTCGTCGGGTCGTTCCAATAGGGATAAAGCGCCTCGATGTAACGCCGCTGGACGAGGTCATCCTGATAGCCTCGCGAAAAGTAGGGCAGAAATGATTCCGAGGATTTCGGATCATAGAACACGTTCGGCTGGTTGGTGCCGCGATCGACGGCAGGCGCCCCTGCTTCGGTGAAGCAGATCGGTTTCGATTGCGGCAACCAAGCCGTAGACGATCCGCTCTGTACTCCGCCCGGGCGGTTGAAGTGCTGGTTCTGCCACCAGCTGCGAATGTCCTTGGTCCGGAACACCCATGGCTTGTCATAGGCGCCATCGGTGACCGGGGTGCGGGTCTGCGCCGCGCGATCCGCATCCGAGGCATAGAACCAATCAAAACCCTCGCCGCCTTCGATGTTGGATTGCAGATAGGGCAGGTCATAGATCGCGGGCACGCCCGCCAGGGCGTCCAGATGCTGATCGCCGTCACGCCAATCCGACAGCGGCATATAGTTGTCGATGCCCACGAAATTGATGTTCGCGTCGGCCCAGAGCGGGTCGAGGTGGAAGAACAGATCATTGGTGCCGTCTTGCGGCTGGTGGCCGAAATACTCCGACCAGTCGGCGGCATAGCTGATCTTGGTCCCAGCGCCGAGAATGGTGCGGCAAGACGCTGCGAGGCTTTGTAGGGCTGTGACCGCCGGATAGGTGCTGGCGCCAGATCGGATCTGGGTCAACCCGCGCAACTCGCTGCCGATCAGAAAGGGATCTACACCGCCCGCGGCCACACAGAGATGGGCGTAGTGCAGCATCATCCGGCGCAGGCCCCAGTCGGTCGGCGATCCCGTCCATGACACCGCTGTGCCCGACACCGCGAAATTGCTCGGCGCAGCAGTGCCAAAGAACGCCGAAACTTGTGTAGCCGCCGCCGCAGTCTTATCCACTGTGCCTGCGAACCCCGCGGCAGGCGAACATGTGATCCGCCCCCGCCAGGGATATTTCGGCTGGCCCAGCCCTACCGCATTGTTCGAATAGGGGTTTGGCAGCGCGTTGGCCTCGGGCACATCTATCAGGATGAACGGATAGAACGTTACCCGAAACCCACGTGCCTTCAGTTCCTGAATCGCCTGCACGACCGAGAAATCGCTGGGCGTCCCGCCATAGGCCGGGCTGCCGCTGATCTGCGAGACGACATAGGCTGCACCCCGGGCCACACCGTTCACCAGCCAGAGCTTTGGCGCGGTCACTTTGGTGGCAGATTCCACCCCTGGCCTGATCTGGCAGTTGCCCACGCGCAGGTCGGTTCCGAACCATGCCACCACCAGCGAAACCGATTTGCAGTTCGGCGCCGTTGCTTCCAACTGATCGAGCGAGGTCAGGAAATCGCATTGTCCGCCGGTCGAATTGACGTTCTCGGGCAGCACGGCGCCGCCACCAACGGTGCGGGTGATTGGTTCGGTGGCGTAAATGAACTCCCCCGATGAGGGGATCATGTTGACCGCCGTCAAAAGCTGCTCCGCGCTGTCGGGTTCTTCGCTGGGGCGGTAGACCTCGAAGGACAACTGCGGCAGCCGGTTGCCGAAAGTGGCCAAGGCGAGGTTTTCGAACACGATGTAGGCGGTGCCGCGATAGGCGGGGGCAAGCCCGGCACCCATCGTGGCCTCAATGAAGGGGTCGGGCATCTGGGTTTCCGTGCCGCGGTGCAGCCGCCAGATCGCACCCGGCACATCAAAGGCGCTGCCATCTGCCCAGATGCGGCCAATCCCGCCAATCGGCCCGGTCGCGATGGCTACGGCGATGCTCGCGAAATAGCTGTATTCCTCGACGACCACGCCGCCACCACCGCCCTTGCCGCCGCCGCCCTGGCGAGTTTCGGAATAGACCTCGCGAAAGTCGGTGGCCCAGATGATGTTGCCACCCACCCGCATCCGGCCATAGACGCGCGGGATCACGGCGCCTTCAGTGGCGCTGGTGACGCGCAGTTCGTCCAGCCGCGCGCCTTCCTGCCGCTGGTCGGGCGCAAAGGACGCGATGATGCGCGAGTCGATGGCGGTGCCGATCAGCGAGCCGATGCCGCCGCCGATCACCGCCCCGGACAGGCCAAGGATGCTGCCGCCAAAGCCCGCGCCCAGCGCCGAGCCGATGCCGCCGAGAAGGATTGCTGCCATGGTGGGTTACTCCGGATAGTGAAAAGCAAAAGCCGCTTTGCGTGCCCAGATCGGGCTCCAAGGTTCTTCGATGACGCCCGCGCCCTCGTAGGCGTGGATCAGGCCGGTCGCGCTGCGGATGCCGCAATGCTTGGCCGGGGCGTTGCGCGCCATGCGAAAGAGGATTAGTGCGCCGGGCCCGGCTTCGGACAGAGGAATTTCTAGCAGGAAGAGTCGGGCGGCATCGGCCAGCACCTCTTCCCCACCGACTTCGCCCCAGTCGCGGGTATAGGGCGGCGGGGTGACCGGCTCAGGCCCATGCAACTCGCGCCAGATGCCGCGGGCAAGACCGAGGCAATCGCAACCAGCGCCCAAGACACTGGCCTGATGCACATAGGGCGTGCCGAGCCAAATTCGGGCGGCGGCTATCACCCGCACCGACAAGGCGCCGGTCATAGCGGTTGCCCTGAACTGCCATCGCCTTGGGTCGGATAGCGCACAATGGTGTCGTCGCCCGGGATCGAAGGAAAGCCGCGAAAGTTCACGCCATTGCCGAATTTGGTGCGGCAGGTCGCGAACTGCTTGTCGCAACCCGCCTGGATGAAAAACCCGTCGCCCGGGGCGATCCCGCGCACTGGCGCTTCGATCAGGGTAATCTGGGCCAAACCTGCCGCGACGGCATGGACCGACACCTCGGCCCGACGCCCGGCATTGGCGCCACTGGTCCATTCCACCCGGCCCAGCGCGAACCAATTCACCGCAAAAC